GAAAAACAATTGACTGGGCCACAGACAAGACCAAATGGCCGGGGCTATGGAAGCATGAACCAAATCAGTTTTGGTATATGTACCCCTCACAGAAGGTTGTGGAAATTGAATTTGAAACCAAGTGGAAAAAGTTTCTACCAAAAAACGAATACAAAACTCACCCCATTTATGGTTGGGAGTCAGAAAAAATTGAGGGGCGTCTTGCGGCCATTCATTTTAATTCCGGAGTGCATGTTTATTTTAAGACGTACTCCCAAAAAGTAACGGATTTGCAATCAGGAACCGTTGACGCTTTATTTTGTGACGAAGAACTTCCGTTTCATTTGTACTCAGAGCTCAACGCAAGACTTACAGCTTCAAGTGGGTACTTCCATATGGTTTTTACCGCAACCATTGGCCAAGATGAATGGCGCAGAGCTATGGAGGTTGATACCCTTGGGGAAGACGAAGAAGAATTTTTACCTGACGCTTTTAAAAAATGTGTGTCACTATATGAATGTCAGGAGTACGAAAACGGAGCTCTTAGCCCGTGGACTGACGAGAAAATTAAACAAGTCATTGCCCGTTGTGCAAATCATAACGAAATTTTACGGCGAGTTCAAGGTCGGTTTGTTGTCGATAAAGGCTCTCTAAAATATCCAACGTTTGACTACAAAAGGCATATGAAAGAAAAACACCACGTTCCAAAAACGTGGCTTATCTATGGGGGCGTTGACGTAGGTTCAGGCGATGCGGAAAAAGAAGTGGGTAAAGAAAAAACCGGGCACCCCGCAGCAATTGCGTTTATCGCCGTTGACCCAACCTTCAGACAGGGCCGAGTGTTTTTGGCTTGGCGTGGTGACGGCATTATTACTACCGCTGGTGACGTGGTGGTTAAGTATCAAGAACTAGTCAAAGAAAATCACCTTCAAGTTACTGACCAAGTTTATGACTGGGGTTCCGCTGACTTTTTCACAATCGCAAACCGTTTAGGTTTAGGGTTTAAGAAGGCTAACAAAAGTCATGAAGAAGGCGAGAGTATTCTTAACACTTTGTTTAAGAATGACATGCTCTACCTTTATCGAGACCCCGAAACTGAGAAACTTGCGAAAGAATTGACAAGCCTCAAAAAGAGCACTAAGAAACGGTTTGCAAAAGACGACCTATCTGACGTTATAAGATACATTGCGGTTCAAATTCCATGGGACTTTACGGCCATAACTGGGGACGAAGTTATCGAAGCCATTGAGAAATCATTGGAACCCATGAACGCTTATCAACAAGAAGTGCATGAACGTCGGGCTAGGTTTGATGGGGAAGCGAGCGAAAATGCCGAAATTGAAGCCGAATTTCAAGAAATGAACGACCTTTATGGCAACTAAACCAAAGGCCCCGCCAAAAGAAAAACCTTTATCTTGTCAAGAAATTGAAGCAATAATACGATTATGTAGTCAAAAGGGGGTTACCGAATTGAATTTTGGGAACCTGCATTTGAAATTTGGTGTGATAAACCAAATGGAAAATCAACCCCTACCTCAAGCGACAACGGATGTCGAAATTTCCGAAACACAACACAAAGAACAAACTAAGCAGGCTATCGAGCAAGACGAAGTTGCACTCAAAGAAGAACGACTTGCGTTTGCCTTGATAGAAAATCCGAGCTTGGCCGAGGAAATGCTTGACGATGGGGAACTACTAAGTGATGACCAATTCGACGACGGACTTAACGGAGAGTCAACCGGCGTCTGACGCCGAGCTCCCGGACGAAACGCACGACATTGAAGAACTAAATATACTTTATCTTGACGGCGACTCATGCGACCAAGAAGTTTTCTCTGAGATGCGCTCCAACGTTCTCTTAAATTCTGGAGAACATTATAACCGACGTCAATCAAATTTTTATAAAAGAATTCGTGACTCAAAAGAACTTTCAATAGAACAAAAATTACGCCTCACCAAAAACCACACCCAAAATATTGCTAAGATGTACGTCAATAATATCATGTCCCACAATCCTGGTGTGGGCTTCTCACCTCGTCGTGAAGAAGACTTACATGACCAGAAAATGACTGAGCTAACCGACAAACTTTGGCGTGATGGTTTTCAAAAATACACTGTTCAAGACAAACTCGACGACTGGTGTGACGACTTCGTAGTTGTAGGTGAAGTGGGTGTTAAAATATTTTATGACCCCGACGCTGGTGACGTAGTTGGGTACAATCACGTAATTGACGACGAGTCGGGCGAACCGGTTATGAACGAATTTCAACAATTCATACCCGACATGAAAAACCCAATCATGGAAGGTCGTTTCATTTTTGAAGAAGTTTATGGGTTTAACTTACTTAGACCAAGTGAGTGTAAAGATTTAAGACAAGCTGAATGGTTATGTCTTAGAAAAATGGCTAACAAGTCCGATCTAAAATTAAAATATAAAGACGACCCCGATAAACAAAAATACATCGTCACTTCAAGTGACGAAACATATCTAATATTTGATGGTTCACGCGGCGCTTACCGGAAAACAAAAAACCAGTTAATGCTTCGTGAATATTATTTCAGGCCTTCTCAGCAATACCCACACGGGTATTTTTTTATTACAACTAGGGAAGGAATTATTGAACAAGGAGAGCTCCCCGGTGGAATTTTCCCAATTATTGTCGCACCTTTTGAACGTATTCAAACCACTCCTCGCGGGAGATCAGCGATTAAACAAATCCGCCCCTACCAAGCCGAAATCAATCGCTCGGCGTCAAAAATGGCCGAACACCAAATTACCCTCGGCGACGACAAACTTCTCTTACAAAATGGGACTAAAGTTTCCGCCGGGGTTTCGCTCCCCGGAGTCAGATCGGTCAATTACACCGGAATAAAACCAGAAGTTCTCCCTGGTAGGTCCGGAGAGCAGTACGTCAATTATATGGAGTCACAAATTGACGAGCTCTATAAAGTTATGGGTGTTCAGTATTCCACCGAAGAAGACACTCCAAATATGGACCCCTACATTTTAATGTATAGGGCCGCAAGCAAGAAGGTAAAATTTCAACGCTACATCAAACGCTTTGAAGCTTTCTATGTGGAAGTCGTGAAAACTTATTTGCGTCTTGCCAAAATCCACATGACTGACGATGCACTTATAAAAGCTTGGGGGGAAGACGAGAGAGCAAATATTGGCGAGTGGCGAAGTTCTGACGATATTTGCTACAACATAAACGTTGAAGCACAAGCTGACGATATCGAAACTAAGTTTGGTAAACAAATGACCTTAAATCACGCTCTCCAATATGTTGGGGGTCAAATGACTCGTGACGATATTGGTAAGGTCATGAGAGAGATGCCTTATGCAAACGCCGAAGGTGCCTTTGACGACTTTACTTTGGACTACGATATTGCTCTTGATGATATTTTGGCTCTCGATAGAGGAGAGCAACCTCCCATTGGAGAGTTTGACAATCATCCCTATCTTATTAAAAAACTTACTGCTCGAATGAGAAAGAGAGATTTTAAATATCTCTCTCCACAAGTTCAAGCAAGCTACAACGCCAAACTCCAAATGCACCAACAATTTGAGTCTGCGAAACAAATTCAAATTCAACGTGCGGAGCAAGGTTTTATACCGACAAGCGGTTATTCAGTGACTTGTCAAATGTATGTAAATGACCCTTCAGACCCATCCGGCCAGAAAACCCGGCTTGTGAGAGTGCCTTATGACGCTCTCGCATGGCTTGTTCAACATCTGCAAAACCAGGGAAGTGGTCAAGCGGAAGTTCAAGGCATGAATGAAGGCAATCAAGCTCAGATAGCGGGACTAATGACCCAAGGGCAACCACCAATGGGTGGAATGCCTGGGGGAGCGCCGGGCGGACACCCCGGTGCGAACGCGGGTGGTCGTCAACCACTTTTAAGTCATTCTATCGGCGGCATGGTGAACCCTCCCCGCTTTGGTGGAATGCAACCGGGCGCTGCAATGCCCACTAGGGGAATGTAATGAGTGAAGTAGAATTATCAAACGACACAGTAGTAGAGACCGCAGTAGACAATACACCTGAACCGTTTATTGAAGCTGCACCAGAAAAAGAAGTCGAGAAAGAAGTTCCAGTTGAAGCCAAATCATCAAAGGACATGCTCGATGAGATAGTCGCAAAGGTTAAGGGTCAGGCAAAAGAAAAAGAAGAACCGCAGACAAAAGCGTCACAAGTAGCAACCAAAACGGCCAGTCCTGAAGTATCACAACCAGAGTACACACCAAATTTCAAGTTCACCGCAAATAAAAAAGAACAAGAAATTCCAGAGTTTCTTCGTGATGTAATTAAAGATAAAGCCAGTGAAAAACAAGTCAGAGAACTTTGCGAAAAAGCGTACGGTTTAGATACCGTAAAAGCCGAGCGTGAAGCCATAAATAAAAACTTTACCGAAGTTGCAAGCCAACACCAAAATCTACTTGGTGGAATTCAAGCGCTTCGCAACGACTACCAAAAAGGTGATTTAGATAGCTTCTTTCAGAAATTGAAAATTCCGGAAGAAGTTGTCTTGCAATATGCTTTGAAAAAAGCACAAGAATACAATTTGCCGCCCGAGCAAAGGGCGCAACTTGACGCACAAAGAAGGGTGGAACAACAAGCTCGTTTGCTTGAAACGCAAAATTCAACTCTAGAAGCCTCTAACGCACAAGCGGCAACTAGAATGAAACAGCTTGAACTTGATTTCACCTTCATGAAACCAGAAATTACAGCTTTGGAGAAATCCATTGAAGAAAGAACCGGTAAAGCCGGTGTTCTTCGTCAAATGGTTATCGACCACGGCTATAATACTTGGGTTCAAAGTAAGGGGAAAATTGACCTCACACCGGCACAAGCGCTTGCACAAGTGATTGAACGGTATGGACTGAAGGGAGTAGAGAGTGTAACGGCTTCGGCACCGAAAACCGAAAATGTTTCTACCGCTCCGGGCACGCAAGCCCCTGTTCAAAGAAAGGTGACTACAATTCCCAACATGAAAGGGAGCTCAACGGCTTCTCCCATCCGTTCAAAGCCGAAGAACTTGGATGATTTACGAAAAATTGCGTCCCAAATGTGAGGACGCTTTTAAAATTTTAAGGAGCGTTTAAAATGGCAACGAATAGAACGTTTCAAGCAATGTTAAACGACTACCTTCCTAATGAATTGTTAAAGGAAGAGTTAGTTCGTCGTGACTATGTCTTGAACAAAGTTGAAAAAGACGACGGTTGGGTCGGAGCTTCTGGAACTACTGGAAACGGTGGTAACCTGATTGTTCCCTTCAAAGCCGCAGGTGCGAGTTCAGTGTCCTACGGGTCACTTTCTGCATCTAATGATATCGCTCAAGACAACTTCGTCCGTGGTGTTATCACTACGCAGGTTGAAGTCTGGGGCTCGATGATATTCAATCATCGTGATATCATGGAGCATGAGCAAGTTTCAGAAAAAAACTTCTTAAAACTCCTCCCTGACACCATTGATGATTTCATGGACTATCTTAAAAACGTAGTTTCCACGAACTTACTCAACGGTCCTTGGTTTGCAACCTTAACCGCAAACGCTACAGGAACAAACGGACAAATTGTCGTTGATAGACCGGATCGTTTCGTTATTGGTCAAAAAGTTGTCGTGAACGATAGTTTAAACACCAACCCCAACACGGGTTATGTTTCGGCAATCGACATGAACCAACAAATTGTTACCTTGGTAACTGCACGTGGCGGTTCTACTTTGGTATCTTTTGCTGGTTACAACATGACGACCGCAAACAGCGCAAAATGTTATAACGACAACGCTTATAACAATGCGTTCTCAAGTCTTCGATTGTTGATGTTAAGTGCAGTAAACGGTGGAACCTCTACCATTTACGGCGTGACAAAAACTGCTTACCCCTACACACAAACAATCAACATTTCTGGTGCCGATGTTACCGCCGCCAACATTGTTGAAAAAGCTTTCGACGGTTACACTGTTACACGTCGATTAGGTAAGGGTGCCCCCACTGACATTATGATGTCCTTGAGAAATCTTGGTTTCGTAATGAAAGTCGTTGAAGCTTCCAAGGGTGCTTTCAACGTTAAACAAGGAAGCCAAAAAGCTTCTCAATACGGTTGGACGGAAATCACAATCGGGTCTGTCACAAACCAAGAATTGAAATTTATCGGAATCCAAGAAATGGATGAGGATATTATCATTTTCATGGACTGGCGCTCAGTGACTTTCTACTCCAACGGTTTTTTCCGTAAACGTAAGAGCCCTGACGGAATTGAATACTTCGAAATACGCGCAACCACTGGTTTCCAGTACATCGTTGACGTGTGTTTGTTCGGAGATTTGGTTCTTAAACGGCCTTCTTATTGCGGAATTATGTTTGGGGTCGCAATACCCTAATAGTTTTTAAACCATAAGGCCGTAGGGCATTGAAGTGTCGCCTCATGACCGGCCTTTTTAAAGGAGTTTCAAATGGCTTACGATAGTACAACTGGTGCGTCTTATATTTCGCCCCAGGATATCGAAAAACGAATGAACCTAGGGGATCTTCGTTACGCTCCCTTACAAGTTGGTAGTCAAGTTGTAAGACGTAGTGTTCGAGTGTTCAAAGGTGTGTTTGATTTCGCAATCCAAGGCGGAGCAATTGGCACTATCAATTTGTACGACCAAGCTTTAGCCCCTGTTACCAAACCAGGTATGAACTTAAACGTGGCAACACTTTCAAGCAAATACCAACCTTTGGTTTTACCAGCAAGTTTCATTATTTTAAACGTTATCATTGACGTGTTAACTGCGTTTTCGACAACCGGTTCACCCACTGTAGCGTTTTCTTCTGGTGTAGCTGCAAATGATATTAAAACGGCAACCGCAACAAGCTCCCTCACGGTAGGGCTTGTAGCTGGTATTCCGGTTAATACTGCGGCGTCAGCGGTAAAAGTTCCCGCAACACAAGCGGCTCCGGGCGCAATTCCAAACGTTGTTGTCGCCGTTGCAGCTTTAACCGCCGGGAAGGCAAACGTCCATTTTGATGGTTACTTATCCGATTAACTTTTAAAGGAGAACGAAATGTTAGCTTCAAGTTTAGTAGCTTTATACAACTCCAAGGCTCCGTTTGACGGAAGCCCTGCGGAGTATTTAGGTGGTGGTCCGGCCATTGGTTATGACCTGCACAAATGTTTAAACGTCATAAAGGGCGTTTACTCATTCGCAGTTCAAGGCGGAGCAGTTGGAAACATTCTGTTCCCCGACGACCAAGGTAACGCAATCACCCTTCCTTTCGGAGCACTTGTT